GGAGATATGCAAATCATAATTCAGGTAAGAAGTATGATAGTGAGGGAAATGTAAGACCACAAGAACCAGACCATGCTACTAGTAAGTATGCACAATCTGCAGGTATCTTTAAGAAGATGAGAAATATGGTGGCAAAGAGTGATACTTATGTTAATATGAGAAAAGAATGGAGAGCATCTGAATGAATATTTTTGTTACTGATCCATCACCCTATGTGTCTGCTCAAGTATTACCTGACAAACACATTGTCAAGATGCCACTAGAAACCTGTCAAATGCTTTCTATTGTGTGTTCTGATAAGTGGGGTCATGGTTATGGTGAATTACACAAGAAAGATGGTACAGCATATTTTACAGAGAAGGGTGCATTTCGTAATCATCCTTGCACAGTGTGGGCAAATGAATCACTAGTGAATACTTGGTGGTTAGTTGCTCATGGTATTGGATTATGTCAGGAGTATACGCATAGATATGGTAAAGTTCATAGTTGTCAGCAGACAATAGAAGAAGCAGCAAGCATCATTCCTCTTAGAAAACCAACCACACCAAAATCATTTGCATTTGCAGGTCCTGATAAATTCAAATATGATAAGACCATTGATATCTTTACTGCATATAAAAGATATATTGCATCTAAACCTTGGACTGCATCTAATTATTTACGTGACTCATCCAGAAAACCAGATTGGTTATGATAAAAATAATTGATAATTTTTTATCAGAAGAAGAATTTAAATCTATTCAATCTTTAATGATGAGTAGAGAATTTAATTGGTTTTATTCTCAAGGAAGGGTTAATGTTGATGATGGATCTTTTAATATGGTTCATATGTTTTATCAACCTGATGTGGGGAAAAATAGTCAATATATTAATATGTGGAATAATTTTATGGATAAAGTAAAGGCTAAAAAATGCACAAGGATAAAAGCAAATTTAACATTTAAAACTAGTGAACCTAACCCTACTTTATACCATAGTGATTATTCTGATATAAAAACAGCTATATTTTATATCAATACTAACAATGGGTATACAGAATTTGAAAATAATGTTAGAGTAGGTAGTGTTGCTAATAGAGCATGTATTTTTGATTCTAATTTAAATCATCGTGGGGTAACTCACACTGAAGGTGATCAACAAAGAATAGTTGTGAATTTTAATTATGATTGATGATGATGTAAAGATTTCTATCAACCTTAACAAGTTGGTAGAAGCAAGAGCAAAACTCTTGACTCAGTATGAAGATTACTCTAAAGCAGTAGCAACTGGTGAGTATCTTGATGGTGAAGATATTGATAGGATTGCAGTTAAACTGAGAGAGACTATCACTTGGGATGCACTCTGGTTTATGACAGACAGTGCTATCTTGGATTATATGGGTTTAAAAAATCCAAATAAACCTAATTATGGTAAGACTGCTGGCAATGAACCTGCTGCTACCTATGAGAAGAATAGACAACAGTTTAAGATAGTTAAATTAGAATCACCCTCATGGACAATAGATGTCCCAGTGAGGAAAAATAAATGAATGATGAATTTTTGTGGGTTGAAAAATACAGACCCAAAACAATTGAAGAATGTATTTTACCAAAAGAAACTAAGAAGACCTTTCTTGATTTCCTAGATAAAGGTGAAATACCAAATATGCTTCTTGCTGGTCCTGCAGGATGTGGTAAGACCACAGTAGCAAAAGCATTATGCAATCAATTAGGAGTAGATGTTTATGTCATTAATGGATCAGATGAAGGTAGGTTTCTTGACACTGTTAGGAATAACGCCAAAAACTTCGCGTCTACAGTCTCTCTTAGCAGCGAGTCAAAGCACAAAGTCATCATCATTGATGAAGCAGACAATACCACTCCCGACGTACAACTCCTTCTTAGAGCGAGTATTGAGGAGTTCTCAAACAACTGCAGATTTATCTTTACCTGCAATTACAAGAACAAAATCATTGAGCCCCTCCACAGCAGATGTGCTGTCATTGAATTTGGAATCAAAGGAAAACAAAAGCAAGAAATTGCAACATGCTTTTTCAAGCGTCTTAACACAATACTGCAAAGAGAAAGAATAGAAGCAGACAAGAAAATTTTAGCAGAACTTATTAGTAATCATTTTCCTGATTGGAGAAGAGTTCTTAATGAGTGTCAAAGATATTCAGTCAGTGGTAAGATAGATAGTGGTATTCTTGCTACATTTTCAGATGTCAGTGTAAATGATCTTACGAAGAATCTTAAACAGAAAAACTTTACTGAGGTACGTAAATGGTGTGTCGATAACTTGGACAATGATCCTGCTGTTTTATTACGTAGGATTTACGATTCTCTTTCAAGTTCCTTGGTTTCTTCTTCCATTCCTGCTGCTGTTCTTATTATTGCTAAGTATCAATACCAGATTGCGTTTGTAGCAGATCAGGAAATCAATATGCTTGCATGTCTTACAGAAATTATGGTGGAGTGTGAATTCAAATGAAGAAAGGATTAAAGACTCCTCTAAGATATCCAGGTGGCAAGTCAAGAGCAGTGTCTAAGATGGGACAATACTTTCCTAATCTTAAGAATTATACTGAGTATAGAGAACCATTTCTAGGTGGTGGTAGTGTGGCAATATTTGTTAGTCAGATGCATCCACACTTAAAAATTACTGTTAATGATTTGTATGAACCATTAATGAATTTCTGGTCCAATCTCCAGATGTTTGGTGATGATTTATATATTGAATTAAAAAATATTAAAACCACTTATTGCAATCAAGACTCTGCAAGATGTTTATTTTCAGAGATGAAGGAGGTTGTAAATGATAAGACTAAGACTGATCTTGAAAGAGCAGTTGCCTTTTATGTTGTAAATAAGTGTAGTTTCTCTGGTCTTACAGAGTCATCATCTTTCTCAGCACAAGCAAGTGATTCTAATTTCTCTATGAGGGGTATAGAAAAGTTACCTGAATATTCAGAAATCATTTCACATTGGCATATCAATCAGTATTCATATGAATATTGTTTTAGAACAGATGTTCATGATGGATTGTTTATGTACCTAGATCCTCCTTATGATATTAAGGATAATCTTTATGGACATAAGGGATCAATGCATAAGAAATTTGATCATGATAAATTTTCTGAAGATTGCTCTAATAGTTCAATATCTCAGATGGTTAGTTACAACTCTGATCAGTTAGTTAAGGATAGATTTAAAGATTGGAAAGCATCTGAGTTTGATCTTACTTATACTATGCGTTCTGTTGGACATTATATGAGGGAACAGAAGGAGAGGAAGGAGTTAATCCTTATGAACTATGAGTCTTAAGGATTACATAGGTCCTAATACTCCAAAGAAAGATTGGAGTAAGGAGAAATGGTTACAATATGCTCAGACAATGGTGCATTCTCCTTGGATTTCTGAGCAGGATAGAGAATATTGGAGAGATAAAATTAATGAGTTATTATGACTAAATTATGGAGGGTATGGAAGTATGCACTGGGTAGTTTCTCTGATGAAAAGACTAGACGATACGACAACTACATTGTTATGGTACGTTCTATTATTTTCTTTTCTTATCTCATTACTAATTGTTTTATTATTGTAGGGGTGATTAGACATTGGAATTAAAAGATTGGTTGAATTCTATTAACTTTAATAAGGAAGACTTGTCCTATGATATAAAGACATATTCTCCTTATGTTATCAATAGATGTCTATCAGGTTTTATTGATACTATAATGTATGCTAATGAGATGAATAGGTATCATAACCTAGATAAGGATATGCAATATTCATTTTATCTAAATAGTGTGAGGAAAAGGAAGAGATTCTCTCCTTGGCTCAGAAAAGATAAAGTCAATGATTTAGAATGTGTTAAACAGTATTATGGGTATAGTAATGAGAAAGCATCTCAAGCACTGAAAATTCTAGATAAAACGCAACTGAACTTTATTAAACAAAGACTTGAAACTGGCGGCACACAATGACTACACAAGAACCACAGGTGAATTGGTCTCCTGATATGATGGTTGAGGTTATACTCAACGAACCTGATGACTTTCTCAAAGTACGTGAAACTTTAACTAGAATAGGAGTTGCTTCTAGAAAGGAGAAGAAACTTTATCAAAGTTGTCATATATTACATAAACAGGGTAGATATTATCTAGTGCACTTTAAAGAATTATTTGCATTAGATGGTAAACGTGCAAATCTTACCCCTAATGATGTTCAAAGAAGAAATCGTATTACTAAATTATTATCTGATTGGGGATTGATTAGCATAGTAAAAGAAGATTCTATTCATGATATAGCCCCATTGAATCAAATTAAAGTTCTTGCATATAAAGATAAAGGTGATTGGATATTAGAACAGAAGTATAATATAGGTAAGAAAAATAAGGTGCAGGAAACCACACCTGAATAAAAAGACTTTCATGTATAATTAGTATTGGATGCCTTAGGGGTCCACTATTAACTAAAGACGCTTACGGAGGTCTATTATGTTTGGTCCTAATTCACTTACGCTCTCAGTTCCTGAGACAGCAAAATACCTTGACACTATTCATAGAAATAGCATAGGTCTAGAGGATTGGATGAGAAGACTTGACAATGCTTTTGAAGCAGGAGATGTCAACTATCCACCTTATAATCTTGTCAAAGAGACAGATACAAGATACAGACTAGAACTTGCTATTGCAGGATTTAAAAAAGATGATGTTGAGGTTACTACAGAATCAAATAGATTGTCTGTAGAAGGAAAACAAAGAGATTCTGATACTGATGAGTATCTACATAGAGGGTTAGCATCTAGAGCATTTACTAGAACATGGACTCTATCTGATGATGTTGAGGTTAGTAAGGTAGACTTTACAAATGGTCTTCTTACTGTTAGATTAAATAAGATTATACCAGAGCATCAGAAGAGAAAGGTGTATGAAATCTCAGGTGAAGAAACTAACTAAAGAAGAGATTGGATATAAGACTACAGACAAAATACGTCATATGTGGTTACTCAATTCTCATGACCATCATTTCTTGTATGTGAGAGATGATGGTTCTTTTTATGGGTTCACTCATATGAAGGGTGAAGATCCAGAGGAATGGTTCTGGGAACCAGATGGTATACAAACTGAATTGTTCCCACCAGAACCACCTAAGTCCAATCCACCAACAGAAGAGCAAATTGCTCGTGCTCCACATCTTAATATGTTGGAGAAATATTATGGAAAAGATTGGAAACCTACACCAGTTGAAGGACTAGAGGATCATTACTAATGTCTTTTGTAGTACCTGAATACACTTGCAAACATCCCATATTTCCTCATCACAATACTATTGATCTAATGTATGATGCTATAAACAATGGGTGTGAGAGAAAGGATTGGTATGTGTACCTTGATTTCATTAGTGAAAACCAATATGATTTTGGAGGAGGTTGACTGTTTGAGTTTTTATTGGTAAAATGTTATTAGGAATTGTTATGTTATGACTGTAAAACTTGCTATTTTGAAATCAGGAGAAGATATAGTTGCTGATATAAAAGAGATGGTGGTGGGAGAAGGAGATGACTCTAGAGTTGTTGGGTATGTTCTTAATAAACCATGTGGAGTTAGTTTAAATAGTAAAGTTATTAAAGTTGATGATGAAGAAGATCATTATCAAGTTAAATTATTCCCTTGGTGTCCATTAAGTAAGAATACAAAAATTCCCATCACTGCTGATTGGGTGGTAACTTTAATTGACCCAATTGATAAAGTAAAACAAATGTACGAAAGAGAGGTGTTGAAAGATGCAACCAATAAAGGTGCTAGTGTTGACAAACAATCAGACTCTAGTGAGTCAAATTGAAGAAGTTGCTCCATTGGATATTGGTGATCCAAATTGCAAATTAATTGAACCATTCATAATAACTGAGGATGATACTCTATCCCCTTGGTTAATAGATGTTACTAATGATAATGAATTTATGATCTGTTCTGATAAGATAATTACATTAGTTGAAGCTAAACCCACACTCTTAGAGAAATATCAAAATTTGATTAAATGAAGTTTTACACTAATGTGCAATTGATTGGGAATAAATTCCTAGTTCGTGGTTATGATAATGGTGAGCATGTTAAATTCAGGGATGATTATAGACCTACTTTATTTGTTCCTACAAAAAAAGAATCAAAATATAGAACATTAGAAGGTGAATCTGTTGACAGTATTCAACCTGGTTTTGTTAGAGATTGTAGAGAATATTATAAGAAGTATCAAGATGTAGAGAACTTTAAAATCTATGGTAATGATAGGTATGTGTCACAATACATATCTGATATGTATCCAGAGGATGAGATTAAGTTTGACATATCTAAGATTAGATTGGTAACTCTTGATATTGAGGTTAAGTCTGAGAATGGTTTCCCTGATCCAGAAACTGCAGATCAAGAAATTTTATTAATATCACTTCAAGATTACAATACTAAGCAGATCACAACTTGGGGTGTAAATTCATTTAATAATAAGCAGAGGAATGTAAATTATATTGAGTGTCCTAATGAGTGGACTTTACTTCAAAGGTTTATTGATTATTGGAATGATAATATACCTGATATAGTGACTGGATGGAACATAGAGTATTATGATATTCCATACCTATCTAAGAGATTGAATAGAGTTCTTGGTGATAAGGAGATGAAGAGATTGTCTCCTTGGGGGATGAATACTGAGAATGAGATTTATATTAAGGGTAGAAGACATCTTTATTATGATGTTGCTGGACTTACTCAATTAGATTATCTTTCTCTATATAAGAAGTTTACTTATAAAGCTCAAGAGTCTTATAGGTTGGATTACATTGCTGGTGTGGAACTTGGGCAGAAGAAACTAGATCACAGTGAGTTTGATACTTTTAAAGATTTCTATACACAAGGGTGGCAGAAGTTTGTAGAATACAATATCATTGACGTTGAACTTGTTGA